ATGAGGCAGGGTGAGATTCTTGGCCTGAAGGTCAACGACGTCCTTATAAAGGATAGGTACGTCCGATTGGAAATGACCAAAAATGGGGAAAGCCGCAACGTACCGTTGACGCGGCGGGCAGGCGAATTGTTGGAAGTGCTTGTGGGCGAGCGATCAGGCGATAGCCATGTGTTCAGACTCAGCTCCGCGTCCGCTGATGCCATGTTTCGAAAAATCAGGGATGAGTTACACATCGTAGATCTTCATTTCCATGATACCCGACATGAAGCAACAACTCGGCTTGCTCGAAAAGTGGATGTCCTGGATCTTGCCCGTATCACAGGCCATAAAGATCCCAGATCCCTGATGGTGTATTACAATGCTACCGCCGCTGAGATGGCGGCGCGGCTGGATTGATTGGGAGTCGCTCACCACTTTATTGGCAATCTGAACGGTGCAGAATTTGGCCCACGCGGTCGGTGAGGGGCATGCCCGGATATCTGTCAAAAGCACTGATACGCAGTATTGCTAATCTGGATTGATATGCAGCGGTATGTATTTATCATATCCATTGCCTGTCACTGTTTAAAGAGGAAGTTCCAAGCTAAGAGGTACTAAAAGTTTTTTGTATATGACAGAATCGCAGTTTTCTTGATTTTTTTCGGTGTCTACTAAAGTAAAGTTAGTGCGCTTGAAAAATGGTTGGTCTAAACATAGTAAAGGATGCTTGCACAATGGATGTTTCTGAATTAAAGCTCAACTATTTTAGAGTGGAATCTCGCGCGAAACGCTTGATGTCAGCGCTTTCTGCAGAGTTGGAGCATCTTCTTGCCAAAGAAGGCGTTACGCTTGGTGTGCCCATTGAGGCTAGAGTTAAAGATTGGTCCTCAATAGAAGAAAAAATAATCAGAAAATCTCTCGATCTCAATAGTATTGAAGATTTAGATGATTTTGTCGGAATGCGGTTGATCTTACTCTTTCGGCGAGACCTAGTCGCTGTAGATAAACTCATTCGTGCTGCATTGAATATCAAAAGCTCTGAAGACACTTCTCTGAGATTGAAAGATACTCAGTTTGGTTATCAGTCGCAGCACTATGTAATTGAAGTACCATCTGCTTGGCTAAAAATACCAAGTTGGGGAGAGTTCGGAGATATACGCGTTGAAATCCAGGTCAGGACTTTAGCACAACATATTTGGGCTGCAGCTTCCCACAAACTCCAATACAAACACGAAGCGAGCGTGCCGCTTCCGCTGCGCCGCTCCATAAATCGTGCTTCCGCCCTTCTAGAAACTGTAGATCTCGAGTTTGACCGTCTCTTGGATGAACGCTTGCTCTACGTGAAAAATCAAATGAAGCACGAGGACTCTGATACACCGCTGAATGTTGAAGTAGTAGATTCTATACTTTCAGAAATATTCCCGGCTCGTAACAAAGGTGAAAGCGAGTCGTATGATGAGCTTTTGAGTGATTTGAATCATTTTGGTATTAATACTGCGGGTGAACTTAAAAGAATCATGGTCAAGCATATGAAAGCTATCATGTCGGAAGACGAGAGAAATGCGAAGTTGAATAAGCGTATGTCCAACTATTTTTTCAAGCATGTAGGGCTGGCCCGCGAGGGGCTTCGCTGTGAGTTTGGGGCTAAAGAAGTTACTGACTATTTAAAAGCTGAAATGAAAAAACAAAAAAAGAAGGTCGAATAAATCGCAACTTTGACAGCGGCTACCAAGCCTTTCCAATCTATCAGATTGGAAATATTAATGGCGGCTGGATGTCCGGTTTGCTATGCGTGGACAATTTAGTGTACTTGTCAGTATCGAAAGCGAGGTTGGAAAGTATTGTTGTATCAATAATCTGTATTGCCCTCTGCTCCCACCCCAAGTATCGGTGTTTCGCCAAAGGCTGCCGCTCCAAAGCGGCAGCTTGTGGCCGCTTTTTTGGTCAATCTCTAAGCTTTCTTGGACAAGCTGTGGAGAAAGGAGCGATCAGGTCTCATGTTAATTGGTCATATGATCTATGAGTTCTCGCAATTTATCATGCGACCCTACAAGCGTTTCGCGTTGTAGGAAGTCTGGCTCGATTTTGTCGCGCCCACTTGATCACTTCACCCGCGAACCATCTTTTGACTGCTCTAGACCCTTTGCCGTTAGCGCATGGTTGGAATGCATTAGGGAAGCCGGGTTGAACTACCACACGCCTTTCTACGGTGTACTGTGAGAGCTTCAGATACAGAGCTATGTCATCGAAAGCCCATAACTCGTCGTCAATTGGAACTCTCAGGGTTCGCAATTCGGTCACTAGAGCGCGAAGAGTCATCAGTAGGTCCGCGCTTTCAAAGTCTTTATTCGAGTCTGTCATGCCGCCCCCCCAACGTCTGCGTGGCTCTTTTTTGATCTGTTGCCACCGCGAGTCTCGCCAAGGACTCGCAGCACAATGCTGTTCAATTGCTCGAGTTGTGTTGTTGCCCGAGTGCGCCATGGCTCTGTGCCTTTGACATGCACCCACGTTTTATGGGCCAGCCCCAGCGTGATGGCTGTGTCTGACAGAACCTGGAGATCGGCTTTGGTGAGCGAGCCGGTGCTGCGCGAGTTCAACTGCTCCTCGAGATGCCTGATGGTGAGGTTTTTGAGTTCTATAGTGTGCAAAAACTCTTTGCGGTCGCGTTCGCGACGGCGTGCAAGCGTTGCTATGTCTGCATTCAATGCATCCATCCGTGCGCTGCTGCCGGCGATACCTGCGGATTTTCCTGCCCAGTACGACCTGCGTAATGTCCGCTTGATTGCTCTCTGGATGAAGGCGGTGAGGAGCAGAAAGCAGGCCGCTAGGCCAACCAGAATGATGATGTGTTGTGCGAGCATGTGCTGTGTCCTTGTGGATGAGCCCGCCGCCGGATCAGTGGTGAGAGGACGGCGACGGGTTGTTGCGTTTTGTCACTGGAAGGCAGTGACCACCTTTGAATCAGGCCGCTTTCAACTTGGCCTGTGCGTCGAGATAGGTCGCCAGGTCGTGCAGGTACACCACTGGCTGGCCCTTATTCGATCCGCCCACCTACCTCGGTGACAACGCAGTATTGGAGGTAACGGCATGAGCCTGATCGAATTGTCGGCGCTGCCCGCGCCGCAGGTGCTCGAAGACCTGGACTTTGAAGAGGTCTATCAGGGAGAACTGAGCGCATTTCGTGAGTACATGGGCGATAACTGGAGCGCCTTGCTGGAAAGTGACCCGGTGACAAAGCTGCTTGAGCTGGGCGCATATCGGCGGCTTCAGAACCGCGCCCGAGTCAACGACGCGGCCAAGGCTCTGCTGCTGGCCTATGCCCGAAAAGCGGATCTCGATCAGCTGGCAGCCAACGTTAATCTCAGGCGTCTGGAGATTCAGGCAGCAGATCCGAACGTCGTGCCGCCTACCGCTGCGGTCATGGAAGAAGATGACGCCCTACAGGAGCGTGTCCAGCTTGCCTATGAAGGGCTCACCACGGCGGGGCCACGAAACAGCTACATCCTGCATGCACGCAACGCTTCGGCGTTGGTGGCCGATGCGACCGCCGAGAGTCCTTCCCCGGCGGTGGTGGTTGTCACGGTGCTCGCGCTGGAAGGCAGCGGCGAGGCAAGTGCGGATCTGTTGGAGACCGTTCGGCTCAATCTCAGTGACGAAGATGTACGCCCGCTCGGCGACCGTCTGACAGTGCAAAGCGCGGAGATCCTGCCTTATCGGATCAAAGCGGTCGTTCACATGGTCGGCAGCGGTCCTGAAACCGAGGCGACCTTGACTGAATGCAAAAGTCGTCTGCAGGCCTGGATCAACCCCCGGAGACGGCTTGGCCTTGAGGTCGCTCGGTCAGGCTTAGATGCGCAACTGCACATCAGCGGTGTCAGCCGGGTTGATCTGCAGGGCTGGATCGATATCCGTCCGACAAAGTCGCAGGCAGCCTGGTGCGAAGCATTCACTGTGTCGCGGGGTAGTTGAGATGACCAGCTTGCTCCCCCTCAACAGCACCCCGCTTGAGCGTGCCATTGAAGTGGCTACGGATGAAGTCCCCCAGATTCCGTTACGCACGTTGTACAACCCGCAGACCTGTCCTGCACACCTGCTGTACCACCTTGCCTGGGCTTGGTCCGTCGACCGTTGGGATGATGAATGGTCCGAGCCGGTGAAGCGTGCAGCTATTGCCGCCTCTTTTTTCATCCATGCACGCAAGGGCACCATTGGAGCGATCCGCCGTGTGGTCGAGCCCTTGGGTTATCTGATTGACGTGCTGGAGTGGTGGGAGACCATACCGCAGGGCATACCGGGGACCTTTGCGTTGAAAGTCGGGGTGCTTGATACCGGTATTACCGAAGAGATGTATCAAGAGCTGACCGCCCTGATCGACGACGCCAAGCCGGTCAGTCGGCACATGCGGGAGCTGGCTATAAGCCTGGAAACGACCGGCAGGTTTTACATGGCCTTGTCGGTTTCCGAAGGCGATGAAATCGATGTTTACCCTCCTGTGCAGCGTGACATTGAGGTCACGGGTTTTGTCGGGCTGGGTGGACGTGAAACCACTATCGATACCCTGGATGTCTTCGCATGATCGATCAGACTTCGCAATTCTTTGCCATCTTGACCAACATCGGTGCTGCCAAACAGGCGAACGCCGATGCGTTGGGCATCGCATGGAAAATTGCACAAATGGGCGTCGGGGATGCCAACGGGGCCGATCCTGTTCCGGATGCCTCGCAGAAAAAACTGATTAACGAGCGACGTCGAGCGCCGCTCAATCAGCTCAAGGTTGACCCTGCCAATAACGCAATCATCATCGCCGAGCAGGTCATCCCTGCTGAGGTGGGCGGGTTCTGGATTCGTGAAATCGCCTTGTACGACGCCGAGGGTGACATGGTCGCGGTCGCAAACTGTGCGCCATCATACAAACCGGCGTTGACTCAAGGGTCCGGTCGTACCCAGATAGTTCGTATCAACCTGCTGGTCAGCAATACCAGCAACGTTGAGCTGAAAATTGATCCTTCTGTGGTGCTGGCAACACGTGCTTACGTTGACGGTAAAGTAGCCGACGAACTCAACAGGCTCGATCACAAGCAGTCGGTACGGGTTGCGACCTCGACAGACATCAAATTGTCCGGTCTGCAAACCGTGGACGGCATTGAGCTTGTCGACGGTGATCGCGTCCTGGTCAAGTCGCAGACCGCTGGAAAAGAGAATGGCCTGTACACGGTAGTTGCCAGCGGCAACTGGCTGCGCTCGCAAGATGCAGACAGTGATCCTGAGGTCACTGCCGCGCTTATTGTTTCCGTAGAAGAGGGGACCTTGCTGGCCGATACAATCTGGCAACTGCTTACAGGAGGACAGATTCGTGTTGGAACAACCCCGTTGGTTTTCCAGAACATTACGGCGGGCTTTGCCCCGTTGCTGTCCCCGGCTCTGTTGGGCACACCTACGGTGCCCACGCCTGCGGTAGTTGCCAACAACAAGTTGGCCGCCAACACCGAATTTGTACAGTCCGCGCTGGCGGCTGGGCTTTCGCAAAAGCTCAGCCTGTCTGGAGGACAACTCAAGGGCAAGTTGAAGGCTAAGGTAGGCGCGGCCAATGCGGGCAATACAAACGACAGTGGCTTTGTGTTTGATGACGATACCGGCCTGTTCAGTCCCACGGACGGCACTTTGCAGTTGGCAGCCAACGGCGAAGTCATCTTCCAGCATTCCGCAGGCGGCGCAGCACAGTTCTTTCGTGGTGTGAGGGTGCCCAAAGGCCCTCCCAATACAGAGGACAACTCATCAGTGGCGGGGTATACGTTCGCCGAGGACGGTGACAGTGGACTGTTTGCGGAGGGTGGAGGACAGAACTCCGGTTCCGATTTGGTTTTTCGAATCGATAAGGTTGAGGCTGGCCGCATCAAGGCGCAGATGAAGTCTGGAGCACAATCGGGATGGACCCGATTGTTGAGCGGAAAAATACTTCAATGGACGCAGATTTCATTCACTCCCGTAGCAGGAGCGTCAATGGCCTGGACTGCGATACTTCCAACCAGTTTTGTAAATGCATGCCATCAGGCGTTCGCGATCCAGGGGAACGGGGCGGGAATCAACAAGTTTCAAATCACCACGGAGGGACTTGGCCTCGGGTCCGTCAACGGCTTTGCCTTCAGTGAGGATACGGGTGCGCGCATTATTCGTGTTTGGGCCATAGGTGAATAAATGAACAACTACTGGAGTGCTTCGCTGGGTGCTTTTTGTCGCCCAGACATCCTGGGTGACGATATGCCTGACGACGCCGTGGAAGTGTCAGAGCAGGACTATTCGATCTTGCTGGGTGGACAAGGCGAGGGCCAGCTTATTGTCACGGGTGCGGCTGGCTTCCCGATCCTCGAAGATCCACCCCCAGCCAGTGACGAGCAATTGAGACAGGGCGCTCGCTACTGGCGCGATCAGTGGCTGGCAACCACCGACCCACTGATCGTGCGTCACCGCGACGAAAAGGAAGCTAAGCGCGCGACTACGCTGAACGATGATCAGTACTCAGCACTTCAAGCCTGGCGGCTGGATCTTCGCGACTGGCCGGAGTTACTTGCATTCCCAAGCACAGAGAGTCGCCCCCAGCCTCCTGACTGGGTGTCGGCGCTCGTCTAAGCGCTCGCCCGTTACGCATAACGCAGCACCACCCAACCCCGCCAAGCGGGGTTTTTCGTTTCTGGAGATTGTCTTATGAGTTTTTTCCACGGCGTGACCATGACGAACGTCGACACGGGCGCACGCACCATTTCGCTGCCCACGTCCTCGATCATCGGTCTGGTCGATACGTTTACCGAGGCTCCGGCCAACAGCGCCAAGGTCAATGACCTGGTACTGATCACCTCCGAACGCGAAGCCATTGCAGCGTTTGGTCCTGACTCGGCGATCACCAAAGCCTGTCAGGCGATCTACGTCAAAGCCAAGGCTGTGATCGTTGCCTGTGGCGTCGCCAAGCTGGACGACACGGCCCTGCAGACCTCCGCCATCATCGGCGGTGTCAAAGCAGATGGTACCCGTACCGGACTCCAGGCACTGCTCGACGGCAAGAGTCGCTTCAATGCCCAGCCTCGACTGCTGATCGCGCCCAAGCACAGCTCGATCCTTGCAATCGGTAAAGCTCTGACTGCACTGGCAGACAAGCTGCGGGCGCTGCCGATCATTGACGGTCCTAACACTACGGACGAGGCGGTCATGGCGTACGCCAAGAACTTCGGTGGCAAGCGTTCTTTCATGGTCGACCCCGGTGTCCAGTACTGGGATACCACCGCCAATGCAACGGTCGATGCACCTGGCTCTGCCTGGGTGGCGGGTCTGTTCGCCTGGACCGACGCGGAGTACGGCTTCTGGGCCTCGCCGTCGAACAAAGAGTTTGCAGGCATCACGGGCACCAAGCGGCCCATCGAGTTTTTGGACGGTGACGAAACCTGCCGGGCCAACCTGCTCAACAACGCCAATATCGCCACGATCATCCGCGACGATGGCTATCGGTTGTGGGGCAACCGCACGCTCAGCAGCGATTCCAAATGGGCGTTCGTGACTCGCGTGCGCACCATGGACATCGTCATGGACGCGATCCTCTACGGACACAAATGGGCGGTCGACCGCTCGATCACTGCCACCTACGTCAAGGATGTAACCGAGGGCCTGCAGGCATTCATGCGTGACCTTAAGAATCAGGGCGCGATCATCAACTTTGAAGTGTTCGCGGACACCGAGCTGAACACGGCCACCCAGCTGGAGCAGGGCAAGGTGTACTGGAACATCCGTTTCACCGACGTGCCACCAGCAGAAAACCCCAACTTCCGCGTTGAAGTCATCAACCAATGGCTGACCGAAGTGCTCGACTCTGCCGCTTAAGGAGCTGCAACGATGGCAATGATTCCAGAAACACTGAGCAACCTGAACCTGTTCGTGGACGGTGTCAGCTTTCAGGGCGACGTGCCCAGCCTGACCCTGCCCAAGATGACGCTCAAGACTGAAGAGCACCGTGGCGGCGGCATGGACTTGCCGGTCGAGCTGGACATGGGCATGGAAAAGCAGGAGTCCAACTTCACCACCACGGGCGTGCGTCGCGAGTCCCTGAAGTTCTTCGGTCTGGCGGATGGCACGGCCTTCAACGGTGTGTTCCGCGGTGCATTTAAAGGGCTGAAAGGCAAGATCACCCCAGTGGTAGTGACCCAGCGTGGCCGACTCAAAGAGGTCGACATGGGGGACTGGAAAGCGGGTGACAAGGCCGAGATCAAACACGCTGTCGCGCTCACCTACTACAAGCTGGAAGTGGATGGCCGGGTGGTCTACGAGATCGATGCGCTGGGCATGAAGCGTGTGATCAACGGTGTCGATCAACTCGCGGCAGAACGTTCGGCCCTTGGCCTCTGATAGAAGGATAAATCCTGTGTCTCAAGTAAATACCAATCCGAAGTGGATGACCCTGACGGCCGAGAGTGTGTCGGTGAAGCTGACCAAACCTGCCGAGGTCAACAGCGTTCAGGTCGACACCATCACCATGCGCGCGCCTACCGTGCGCGATGTTCGCACCGCGCAGGCTGCTGCCAACGGCGACGACGAACAGCGTGAGCTGAACCTGTTCGCATCCCTGGCTGATATGGGTGTCCGCGATCTTGAAGGGCTGTCCCTCAAGGACTACAGCCGCCTGCAGGCCGGTTATTTTCGCCTGGTGCGCGACGACGAGCTTTGACCCCGCATTGCAGAGGCTCGCGGCGAAGCGGCTCGCAAAAGAGCTGGGTTTTTCGTCGGCGGAAATCATGTCCATGTCTTTCTCGGACATGATCTGGTGGCTCACGGACTGAGCCCATCCCAACATCTGAGGTGAATGATGGCGAACAATCTGGCATTGGGCCTGGTGATTGGCGGCGCTGTCAGCCCGACTGTGGGTGCGGCGTTCAACACCGTTGAAAGCCGCATCAAGAAGCTGGAGCAGCGTGGTAATCAGGCCAAGGTGCTGAGAAACACGATTGGCGAAACCATGCGCCTGCGTGATGAGTGGAAGAAAGCGCACGACAGTGGTGCTGCATCGGCCTCTGGTTTGCTGCGCAAGCTTGAGACCAACCTCGACACGTTGCGTAAACAGGGTGTTCAGGTCGGCAAGCTCAGGCAGGAATATCAGTCCCTTGACCGTGTGGCCAGAAGCATGGACCTCAAGGTCAAGGGGCATCAACAGATCGAGCAAGGTAAAGCCAGGCTCAAGTCGGGTATCGGTACCGCCGTCGCTGGTGTCGGCGCAATGGCCGTACCGACCAAGATCAGTGCCGACTATCAGGCAATCATCCGGGACATCGCCATCAAGGCAGGCGTAGCCAATCAGCCGCAGGAAGCAGAGCTGACCACCTCGGTCATCAAGACCTCGCAAGACACCGGCATGGCACGCAATGACGTGGCCGATCTGGTCAACAAGCTGGTTGGTGCAGGCATGAGCCTGGACAAGGCACTGTCCTACGCGCCGGTGGCAGCGAAGTTTGCAGTCGGGCAGGGGGCCAGCGGCAACGATACGGCCAACATGATTCAGGCACTGCAGCAGAACGCCAAGATCACCGACCCCAAGGTCATGGAAAAAGCCCTCGAAGCAATTGCCATGCAGGGCCAGGCTGGCAGCTTTGAGGCCAGTGACATGGCGCGTTGGTTCCCGCAGTTGCTGGCGGGCATGGGCAAGCTGGGTGTCACTGGCATGGACTCGGTGAGCCAGCTCGGCGCAATGCTGCAGGTCCAGATGAAAACGGCCGGTGGCTCGGACGAGGCCGCCAATAACCTGAAGAACTGGATGGAGAAGATCGGCTCCACCGACGTGGTGAAGTCGTACAAGGACGTCGGTATCGATTATCAGGGGTCGCTGAACACCGGTATTCAAAAGGGCATGTCGACCCTTGAATCCAGCTTTGCGCTGGCCCAGCGCTATATCGAAAAAACAGACCCTGAAAAAGCCAAAAAAATGAAGGAGGCAACGGCCAAGATCAGTAAGGAGACTGATCCGGCGAAAGCCAAGGAGATGCTGGACTCGCTGGAGCAGGCGCTACGAACCGGCGATCTCTTTGCTGACATGCAGGTCAAGGCTGCACTAACCGCTTACACGCAGAATCGCGCGTTGTATGAGCAACTGAAAAAAGACTCGCAGAACGCTTCGGGGATCCTCTACAAAAACCTGGCCGAGCGCCGGGGTGCATCGTCGCAGATCTGGGCCGAGACGTTTCAGGCAGTCAACGATTCGATGCGCAGCATTGGTGATGCGATACGTCCGGTCACTGACGCGGTTGCGAAGGGCATTACTGCAACGGCTAAAGAGTTTACTGCGCTTTCTGACACATCCAAGCCAGTGGTGCTGGCCATCGCGTCGATAGGCACTGGGCTGCTGGCGCTGAAGTCGGCTGCCGGTGTGTTCAAAATCGGCAAGGGCCTGCTCAACCTGGGGCGTGGATCCCTGACTGGTGATCCGAACAAGGTGCAGAAAGTCTACGTCACCAACTCGGGCGACAAAGACGATAAGTCTGAAGGGAAGGTGGGCGCGGTCAAAGGGTTGTTGGAAACAGGTCTCAAAGCGTTCAAAGGCAAGGACAAAGCAAAAGGTAAGGCTAAGGACAAAGCTGATGCTGACGGCAAGGGCGGCGCTGACGATGCTGATGACGACGCAGAGGAAAGCGGCAAGACCGGTTTTGATCCGGTCGACACCGGCCTGAAGATCCTTGATCTGTTTGGTGAAGGTGGTAATGACTCTGACGGTGCCAACGGCGGCAGCTCTGAGCCGCAGAAAGTCTTTGTGGTCAACGCCAGTGCGTTCGGTGGAGGCTCGGATGCGCCGGGTGATCAACGCCGATCACGCCGCAGCAGACGGCGCGGTGCAACTGGCGGTGCCGGTGGTCGACGCACAGGACCTCCGCGTCCTCCGACACCGCCAGCTCCTCCCGTACCCGCAGGCCGACTGGCGCGGTTGGCTGGTGCCGCAGGAAAGTTAGGCGGGGTCGCAAAGCTGGTGCCTGGTCAGAAGCTGCTGGATGCGGGACTGTTAGCACTGGACACGTACCAGAACGCCGAGACCCAAGACGAGAAAGCGGAAGGCTACGGTGGCGCGGCAGGTGGCCTGGCTGGCGCATTGGCAGGCGGTGCGGCGGGTGCTGCGATTGGTTCTATTGTGCCGGTGATCGGTACGGCCATTGGTGGCGCGGTCGGTGCCTTTCTTGGTGGCATGGGCGGGCAGGGTATCGGTGGCTTTCTGGGCAAAGCGCTGTTTGGCTCAGATGAAAAAACCGAGGCCATCGCTGCCAAGACGGGGGATACCAAACCTTCTGCCGCACCTGGCGATGTGGTCAAAGCAATGGCGGCGGTAGCACCCGCACCTTTGGCGTTGCCTGCCGTGGTCAAGGCTGCCGAGCAAAGCAAGCCAGAGCCCACGAAGTTCGACCAGCAATTCACCTTCGCGCCGCATATGCCCGTCAACGTACAAGGCGATGTAAAGGACCCAGCACAACTGGCGCGGGACATCGCACCGTTTTTGCAGCGTCAGTTTGAAGAGTTCAGTCGGCAGGCGTCTGCTCGCCAACTGTTTGATGCCCCACACGTAGGGTGAGGAAAGGTTATGGCTTACGCAGAACAACTGCAGTCATCGTTGAGATACCTGATTGCAGCGGGAGAGGCTGGACGCCGTAGTCTGGATGACATGCTCGGTCCTTTGAATGGGGCCGTCGGTGATATGACGGGGGCTGCGTCGGAGCTGGAAAACGTCCCGTTTATCGGTCCAGCCATTGGCGAAAAACTGCAACGTACTATGCGAGGCATCAGTGTTGCGCAGTCGAAGGTTGGGCAGGTAGCGGCGATGTACGGGCAGGCGACCAGTGCAGCATCGCAAGTGCAGGAGCGCATGGGGGCACTACAAGAGCAGGCTTCCAAGGCTGGAGCTGCGATCAATCGGGTTGCGGGAAGCATCAGTCCGACGCTGGGCAACATCGTGCCAACGGGCAGTTTTGCGGCGCAGATCACACCGGCACCCGAGGCCGTGAAGCCGTTCCCGCATTTACTGATCGTCCAGCCGCTCAAGCCTGAGGCGCAGCCGTACTACTTCAACCTGGACACGGCTGCCTTCGATGAGCTTCGCAGGCAGACCGCGTTCCGCTGGGCCGGGCAAGAGCGTTTGACGCGCAGCATTGCGCAACAGGCAGTCGGTCTGGGCGACGACAAACTGAATTTGAAGGGCGCTATTTTCCCCGGCTTCAAGGGCGGTCTCAAGCAACTTGATACCTTGCGCAGTATGGGGCGCAACCTGCAGCCGCTGAGCCTGACAACTGGTTACGGCGAGGTGTTGGGCAACTGGTGCCTGCTCAGTGTGGATGAAGAACAGAGCAACCTGCTCGCCGGGGGTATTCCCCGGAAACAGGGCTTTTCACTGGAGTTTGTAATTTATGGCGACGATCTGCAGAACGTCTGACGGAGATCTGCTGGACACTATCTGCCACCAGTTTTATGGGCACCTGAACGGTAGCGTTGAGGCGGTGCTGGATGCCAATCAGGGCTTGGCCGATGAGCCCCAACCGTATCGAGCTGGTGTGCAGATCGTGCTGCCGGATCTGCTCACCCAGACCGAGGAAGTGATACAGCTGTGGGGTTAGCTCGCTGCCTTTATGCATTCCAAAGACGCTTGTAAGTACGACTGGTGAGAATCGGCGAACAGTTTTTCGTTATTCCCAATCAGCCCCTGCCAAGACGTGGCTGCATCAATCGCTGCGTTGTTGCATTTGGCGAGTGGCGCAAAGAGCGTTCCAAACTTCGCCCCTTCATCTTGCAGCTTGTTCAGGGCGATGGCTTGGTTGCGGCTCTGGGTTCCGTTCATGGTTCCCGATTTGGCTAATGCATGACCCTCCTCGACCGTGCTGTTAAGACGGACAATGAAGTCCATGGCTTCTGCTGGCGTGATTTTGGCAGCTGCGCCTTGACCCTCCTGATAGCGGTGGCCTGCGGCTTTGTCTTCTGCGCTGACGTTCTCCGGGGCGAGGTCAATGACTTCAAGTTTCTTTTCAGCTTGCACTGAGCCTGCGGCCAGCACGAGCAAGATCATTCCGATAGTCCTTTTCAACTTTCAATCCCTTAGTGGTGTTCGTCGGCGGATTCTAGTTAATCCGCCATGCCTTGTCATGGCTATAAGAAGGTCTCATGAAACCGGTATTCCGAATTGTTGCGGACAGCAACGACATTACAGCGTTGATCAATGACCGTCTGTTGCTGTTGCGCACAAGTGACAAGCCTGGCATGGAGTCAGATGAGTTTGAGCTGCGCATCGACGACCGAGATCGGGCCGTTTCACTGCCTGAGCGTGGTGCAGACATCGAGATATACCTCGGCTACGAAGGGCATCGACTGACCCGCCTGGGTCTATATACCGTTGATGACATTGAGGCATCTGGCCCGCCCGATACCTTGGTCATACGCGGCAAGGCCAGCGATATGCGCGGCAGCGGTCGGACCACGCGTTCCGGCAGTTGGGAGAATGTCCCCCTGCAGCAGATTGTCAGCGATGTTGCTGCACGTAATGGCTGGAAGCCGGTGTGTACCGTCACGACCAAAGTGTCTCGCGTTGATCAACTCGACGAGTCGGATTACAACTTCATCACCCGGGTGGCCAAGAAGTATGACTGCACCGCGAAGGTTGCGGACGGCAAGTTGCTGGTGCTGCCTCGGCAAAACGGATTAAGCGCGAGCGGGAAAGCTCTGGGGGTCATAACAATCCGTCGTCATGACGTAGCACGCTGGCAGTTTCGTCTCAGCGACAAGACCACACAGAAAGCCGTCCAGGCCAAGCATCTGGATAAGAAAACTGGAAAGCTGCAGGTAGTTGAGCTGAGCAACGATCAATCCCCTACCGGCCTCCCGCCCGTTCATACCGACCGCCATATCCATCCCAATAAGTCCGCTGCTGAGCAGGCAGCCAAGGCGCGCCTCGCGGCATTCAATCGCAGTACCGCAGGTGTTCGGCTGGAAATGGCGGGGCGCACTGATCTGTTCGCCGAGCGAATGATCAATGCCCTCGACTTCAAGGTCGGCCTTGATGGCGAGTACCTGGTTGACTCGGTTGAACAGGTCTTTACCCAGTCCGGCTGGACCACTGCAGTTGAATGCAACGGCGGGAAGTCCGGCAAAGCCAAAGCGAAGGGCAAGAAAAAGAAAGAGAAGAAACCGGTCAAGGTCGTACAGCTTTAACTGGCCAGCTCAACACCTACTCATAGGAGAACCACGCATGTCGATTACCACGCAGCAGTTGCTGCAGATCCTCCCAAACGCCAGCTCCCGAGCTGGCGTTTTTGTTCCTGTCCTAAACGTTGCAATGAGCAAGTACGCCATCGTCACCAAATTGCGCATAGCTGCGTTTCTGGCGCAGGTAGGGCACGAGTCCGGTCAGCTCCGCTACGTGCGCGAGCTGGGCAGCGACCAATATCTCGACAAGTACGATACCGGGCGGCTGGCTGAGCGCCTGGGTAACACCCCAGAGGACGATGACGACGGTCAGTTGTATCGGGGCAGGGGGTTGATTCAGGTCACCGGGCGAGACAACTACGCCGCGTGTGCAGAGGCTTTAGGGCTGGATCTGCTCAAGCACCCCGAACTCCTGGAGCTCCCAGAGCATGCAGCCATGTCGGCTGGTTGGTTCTGGCACCGTGCGGGACTCAATACCTTGGCGGATAAAGGCGACTTTCTGACGATCACCAAACGCATCAATGGCGGCACCAATGGCCAGGCAGATCGGCAAATGCTCTACGAGCGTGCCTTGAAGATTTTGGCCTGAGCCGAAAGACTCCCAGCAGCAAAGTGAAAAAGAGCGACCAGTCGAGATGCGTCAACATCACGGCTGGTCACCGTTCCCGCAGATTACCCCTGCAAGTCCAGCCAAGGCTCTCGCTTCGTGCACAAAGCGGAGCGAGCCTAGCACCTGTTTGTATATACAGTAAAGGTCTTGCTTTTTATGTCCACACCCATCATCCCATGGATGGGCGGCAAACGCCGCCTGGCCGACCGCCTCATCCCGCTTTTCCCACCCCACGAATGCTACGTCGAAGTGTTCGCTGGCGGTGCGGCCCTCTACTTCATGCGTCCCCAGGCTGCCCCCGTTGAGGTCTTGAACGACATCAACGGAGACCTGGTGACGCTGTATCGCGTCGTCCAAAACCACCTTGAAGAATTCGTCCGCCAGTTCAAATGGGCACTCAGCTCCCGCCAAGTATTTGAGTGGCAGAAGATGACCCGCCCCGAAACCCTCACCGACATCCAGCGCGCCGCCCGGTTCTTCTACCTGCAGCACCACGCCTTCGCAGGCAAGGTCAGCGGGCAGACGTTTGGCACTGCCACGACCGGTCCGGCCATCAACCTACTGCGGATCGAGGAGAACCTTTCTGCGGCCTGGCAGCGTTTGTCCGGTACGTATGTGGAGAATCTGCCGTGGTTCGAATGTGCCGAGCGCTATGACCGGCCCCACACATTCCACTACATGGATCCGCCGTACTGGCAGACGGCTGGGTACGGTGTGGATTTTCCGTTTGAGAACTACGAGCGCATGGCGGAGTTCATGCGGCGGTGCAAAGGGAAGGTGATGGTGAGCATCAACGATCACCCTGACATACGGCGGGTGTTTGAAGGCTTCCATTTTGAAACGGTCGACATTCGCTACAGCACGGCCAACCAGAGACAGGGAAAGGCTGATGTCAGTGGTGAGCTGATTATCATGAATTGGGAGCCTGCTGCGCTGGGGGGGTTATTCTGATTTTTGTCCGAGGCTGGCCACTAGTGACTGCACTCACGGCAAAGGTTAATGCTAGAGTATGGTTTTGCAAGCTGGTCATGGATGAACATATGGACGAATTTTGCACGCCCGAATCAAACAACAGTCCCACTTGGACCCTGCTTGATGTAATCATTTGGAAGGGATGGCCGGACCGGTGGGGCGGTGGTCCCGGCTACTTGCGAAGATTTAAAGATGCCTGGCTGGTTCATAACAAATTATATATAAAGGCGGCGGCAGCCGAGTATTCGCTTCCTATTGAGTTGCTGGCAGGAGTATGTTGGATCGAAGTTGGTGGAGATCCAAATATTGTGGATAGGATTGGCTTCGAAGTCAGAACTTTTGACCGCTTGGGCAATGTGTCAAGCGTACTGACTAATCCCCCAGCCAAGACCAGTTTTGGTTGGGTCAGCATCCAGCTTCGAACGGCAGCCATTACGTTAGGGATGAATCCCGATGAGATGGATTCCAGTCAGTTCCGGAGCTTGGCTAACTGTATTGAGATTGATGTTTATAATATTGATATTGCAGCAAAGCACATACGTATGCTCGCTGATTATGATCACTTTTCTACCATTGGGATAGAGGAGGCACGAATCATCGGTGCTAGGTATAATCGAGGAACGAGTTGGTCCTTGGATGAGATAAAAAAAGATATGAGTTATGGCAATTTCATCGTCAATTCCTGGCGTCATCTCAATCAGCTTATGATGTGA